TTTAGGTATTGGTTTAGTTGATTATATGATTAAACAATAGATAGATCCTATTACAGGAGATGTATATCCGCCTTTTGGAGTTTACAATGATGATGATGGATACTATAAAAAGTATAAGACTCCAAACACTGAACTTGATGCTATGTATCTACTAAAAGCAAATGCGCCAATTAATTCAGTTGCTCATGCAAATGTTTAGACACAGTTGACTTCTGGAAAATTGAAATTCTTAATAGATGATCGGACTGCTAAAACAAAATTGCTTGGTACAAAAGTAGGATAGCAAATGACTTCAGAAGAAAGGACAAAATACTTAAAACCATTTGTCTTAACTTCCATATTAAAAGAGGAGATGTCCAACCTTCGTGAAGAAAATGAAGGTGTTAACATCATCTTAAAGCAAGCTAATAAAGGTATTCGCAAGGATAAATTTTCAGCGTTAGAATATGGACTATATTATATAAAGCAAGAAGAAGATTCTAAGAAAAAGAAAAAGAGATTTAATATAGCTGATTTTATGTTTATGACTTAAAAGAAAGGAGCGGATGTAGTATGAAAGCTTCTCGAGGCGAGGTTAAGATACATGAAATTTTGGAAGAAGCTGGTTTAAAATTTATAGAAGAATATAGTTTTAAAGACTTAGCTAGTCCAAATGGCCGTCCTTTAAGATTCGATTTTGTAATATTTGATGATGATGATTAGATAGATTTTATAATTGAGTTTTAGGGAAAATAGCATTATGAACCTAGTCCTAAATTTGGCGGAAAACGCGGATTTTATTAGCAACAATTTAATGATAATAAAAAAAGACGTTTTTGTGCATTGCATAATTTTAAATTAATTGAAATTCCTTATACGGAAGAAAATTTAATTTCTTATGATTATATAATGCATAAAGCTGGTTATTAAAAAAGATAGGAGGTGTAGGGGTTTGGACAGCCAAGAAAAAAGTCGTTCAGAGTTAATTCATGAAAAAGGCTTTGATATGTCATCAACAAGAATTGATCAGTATGGTAAAATTAGAGTTGGCGTAAAAACTTTGGACGACGCAATTTTAGATATTGGCGCTTTACCAAAAATAGATAGGTATAAATATAATAAACCTTTTATTTTAAGAGCGCTTGATAGAAAAGATGTAAAAGTTTTAAGAGACATTTCTGACAGTTTTTATTCTCTTAGTGGTATTTATGCGAAAGCGTGTAATTATATCGCAACCCTATACCGATATGATTGGTATATAGTACCTGAAATTTATGAAGAAAAACCAAAAGAAGACAAGATTTTAAAAGAATATGTTTCAATGCTAAATTATTTTGATAATAGTCATATCAGAAAAACTTGCGGAGATATTGCACTTAAAGTAATTAAAGATGGTGCATACTATGGATATATAGTTGAAGGTAAAAATTCTTTATTGCTATAGGAACTTCCTATTGATTATTGTCGTTCAAGATATACTATTGAAGGGTTTCCCGCCATAGAATTTAATATGCGATTTTTTGATGAAAAGTTTCCTGATGCAAACTATCGCGCAAGAGTATTGAAAATGTTTCCTAAAGAATTTGCCAAAGGATATATTTTATATAAATAGGGTAAACTGGTTCCTGATAATGTAAATATGTATGATACTCGTCATGGGTATGGTTGGTATCTATTAGAGCCAGGTTCTACAGTGAAATTTTCTTTAGGGAATGATGATATTCCTTATTTTGTAAATGTTATTCCTTATATTTTAGATTTAGATGATGCGCAAGATTTGGATAGGCGTAAATAGATGCAAAAGTTATTAAAAATTATTATTTAGAAGCTTCCGCTTGATAAAAATAATGATTTAGTATTTGATATGGATGAAGCTTAGGATATCCACAATAACGCGGTTGCAATGTTAAAGCGTGCTGTTGGAGTGGATGTTTTAACTACATTTGCGGATATTGATTCAATTGATATGTCTGACAAAAATACTACTACTTCTAAAGATGATTTAGAGAAAGTTGAACGAACTGTGTTTAATGCAATGGGTATTTCACAGAACTTGTTTAATACTGAGGGAAATATGTCTTTGGAAAAATCTATTTTAAATGATGAATCTGCGATTAGAGGATTACTCTTTTAGTTTATTATGATGTTTGATCGTATGGCTTAGAAAAAGAGTAAGACTCCTAAAAAATGGAATTTTAGATTTTATATGTTAGAGACTACTCAGCATAATTATAAAGAGTTATCGAAAATGTATAAAGAACAAGATCAGATTGGTTTTTCAAAATTGTTACCTTAGATTGCACTTGGACATTCATAGAATGCGATTATTAATACTGCATTCTTTGAAAATAATATTTTGCATTTAAGTGAAATTATGATTCCACCACTTATGAGTTCTACTATGAATCTTGCGGACCTCCAGGCTTAGAAGGACGGAAAGACCCAAGATAAAAATGGCGGAAATGATAAGAGTGGTAGTAATTAGTAGGTTAAGGTTGCCGCAGATGATAAAGAAGCGGGTAGACCAGAAAAACCAGATAGTGAAAAAAGCGATAAGACTATCGCTAATAGAGAATCAATGAGTTAAGGAGGAAAATAAGATGCCTAAACATGAGAGTATTCCTGTTGAAATGTCAGTTGAGCTGATTAATGTAGTTCCTATTAATCCGTTGATTTCTAAATGCCAGATCAAGGTTTGTTATGTAGGTGACGAACCTAATCGCAATGGAACTATTATTACAAGAGAGTTCGCAAAAGAGCTTGCAAATTCTCTTCCTGGTAGTCCTATCGTTGGATTCTATAATGAGAAGAATGAAGATTTTGAAGAACATAACTGGTAGTTAGAAGTTAAAGATGGAGAGTTGAAATTTAAAGAAACAACTCGTCCTTATGGATTCGTAGACTTAGGAGCCAAAGTATGGTTTTAGAAATTTATTGATGATGGTGTAGAGCATGAGTATCTTGTTACTGAAGGATACTTATGGACTGGTCAATATCCAGAAGCTAAAAGAGTTATAGAGCGCGGCAATAATCAATCTATGGAATTTGATGAAGATCATTTTAGCGGCGATTGGACAAAACCTGATAATTATGGCGTATAGTTTTTTATAGTAAATGAGGCGATAATTTCGAAACTTTGTATTTTGGGCGAAGACTTTGAACCCTGTTTTGAAGGCGCTCAAGTTACAAAGGTTCAATTCTCATTCGATGAAGATTTTAAAAATAAACTTTTTAAAATGATGGATGAGGTAAAACAAGTTTTAGACAAAGGAGGAGTATCTGTGGACGAAACTAAGAAAAACGTCGAAGAAGAAGTCCTCGAAGAACAAGAACCGATTTCTGGAGATCCTGTCAACGAAGAAGCGGAAGGTGCAGAAGAACCGGTCGTTGAGACTGAGCCTGCGCAAGAACCTGCTACAGAGTTCGCTGACAAGGAAGATAAAGAAGACGAAGAAGATGAAGATGTTTGTCCTAAGTGTGGCAAGCCTCTTGATGAATGTACTTGTGAAGAAGACGAGGACAAAAAAGAAAAATATAACTTAAATGAAATTCCAGAATATGTGGAATTAAAAAATAGTTATGATTCTCTTAAAGCTGATTATGATACTCTTAAAGCTGAGAGAGATACTCTCTATTCTTTCAAGGCGGAAGCTGATAAGAAAGAGAAACAAGCTATGATTGATAGTTTCTATATGCTATCTGATGAAGATAAAGCAGATGTTATAGAAAATATTGATAAATATTCATTAGATGATATTGAAGCTAAACTTTCGATTATTTGTGTTCGTAATAAAGTTAGCTTCAACCTTGATGAAGACAATGATAATGAAGGCACAATGACCTATTCATTAACTGACTCTGAATCAAGAGATGAGTCAGTTCCTGCTTGGGTGAAAGCCTTACGCGAAACTGCGAAAGAAAATAACTAATATATTAAGGAGGAAATACTAATGATTTCAGATTTCTTAAGTGGAAATATGCCTAAAATCGTCAGCCAAGTATCTGAAGATAAAGGCGGAATGGTGCAGTATGGATATGCTCAAGTAGAGCCTAATCATCTTTCTGCACAAAGAACTGGACAAATTTATGCACAGCTTCCTGCTGACAAAGATATTCCTGTTCTTGAAAATGGACAATTTGTAGTGTATGATTATGGATATAGAGAAAATGGAGAAGCAGATTCAGGCTTTGGCCGTGTAAGATATCCTGGTGATAACACTGATCTTGAACCAATGCTTGTTTTCAATGAAATTAAACTTTATCGTGAAGGTCAACTTGATTGTGAATTTGCTATGGTGAAAGATAATTATAATGCTCGTATTTATAGTCCTCTTGATCCTGATACTCTTAATTGGACAAAACAATCTCGTTTTTACAATGGCAAAATTTATGATGCAGAAGGTAAAGAACTTGGTGATACCATTACTGGACCAAATGGTGAAGAATTCCCTGTTGAAGATGTAACTGCAGCTCCTGATATGTATGAAATTCATTATAATGAAGAACCATGGCATATCGAGAGTCGTACAAAAGGTAAGAAAATGCCTGAAGGCACAAAAATGGTTCCTCGCGTATTTAAAACCAATGTTGGTGATCATTATACCACAAATGCTGTTAGAGCAAAGTTTGATAGCATTGCTGTTGGTGCAACACTTGTTGTTGATACTGACGGATTCCTTAAACCTGGTAGCGGAAATGGTATGGTTTGGCAAGTTGTTAAAAAATACACCCTTCCTGATCGTCAAAATGCTGTCAAAGTTCTTAGAATTAAATAATAGAAAGGAGAGTAAAGATTATGTTAGAAAAGAAAGATTTAGTCTCATTAGCTAAAGTTGTTGCTAATGCTGATCGTAATGCTTCTCGTTCCTATAGCTGGAATGGTGAATCCTTTAATTACGACACACTTAATGAAACTCTCCGCAAAGAGTTTAATGAATATGCTGGCACTTATGCCCTTTATCGTGAAAATCGTAATTTGATTTTCTCTGTTATTGAAGAAGTTCTTGATGATGTTCTTCCTACTCGCGTTGTTGAAGCTTATAATCAATTTGCCGAAGTTAAGACTTTCGCTCAAGGCGACAAGCCCATCTTCCGTAGAAAGACTTCTTCAAAAACTCGTGCAAAACAATTTGTAACTCGCGTTGGTCTTGCTGGTATCTATGAAGTCTTTAAGCTTGCTCCTAGTGAAGAAGCTTTTGAAGTCCGCACCAGTGCAATCGGCGGAGCTGCTCAAATTGGTTTTGAAGAATTCCTTGATGGTCGTGTTGATTTCGCTGAAGTCACTGCTATTATCATGGAAGGTATGGATGACCTTATTTATCAAGAGGTTGCTGCAGCCCTTAAAGCTTCTGTTGGTCAACTTCCTGTTGCTAACCGTCTCGTTATGACAAATTGGGATGAAGCTGCTTTTGATAATCTTATTAATATTGCTGCTGCTTATGGTGAACCAACCATTTATTGTACTTATGAATTTGCAGTGAAAATGATTCCTGCTGAAGGCTGGAGATACACTGAAGCTATGAAAGATGAACTTTGGAGAACTGGTCGTCTTGCTAACTATAAAGGCAAGAGAGTTGTTATCCTTCCTCAAGGCTTCACTGATGAAACCAATAGCGAAAAAGTTATTGATCCTGGTTACTGCTGGATTATTCCTACTGGTGCAGATTCTAAACCAGTTAAAATTGCTTTCGAAGGTGGCACAATTGTTGATGAATATGTCAATAAAGACCGTAGCCG